GTTATTTCGACTCGCACTATTTTCCTAGGCATCGCCCACGAAAGTTGTTTTGAATAAGTAAAAGAAAACACACTTCGCCCAAGGATCGAAAAAACGAAACCGGACATCTTAGCATCTTTTTTTAGTGTGCGCTATATTTTCTTCAACGTATTTACATCATGGCGTTAATAAGCAGATCCGAAGCCGCACGCGCATTGGGCGTATCACCTGAAGCTGTCTATGCAGCAGTGAAAAGCGGAAGATTATCGGTCAAGAAAGACTCATCTGGGCAAGCCTGTTGTCGATAGCGAAACAATGCGAGAGGAATGGGCCAGGAACACGCAGACAAGAATCGGAGTCGGCCCTAAAGCTGCTGGGCCAGGCAAGGAGAAGAAGCCTTTGCGAAGCCGTGAGGAGAGAATGTCTTCTGGAGCAGAGCAGCCGAGGATCAGCAAGACCCAAGAGTCAATCCCTGACTACGACGAATCTCGCGCCCGAACAGAGCACTTAAAAGCAGAACTGCTCGAACTTGATCGACAACAAAAAGAGGGGTTATTGGTCAAAGCGGAAGACATTGCATTGGAGTGGTCAGAAATTATCACTCGCGCAAGAACAAAGCTATTAGGGATACCAACTAAGGCGAAACAGCGGATACCAGACTTAGATACAGACGCTATTGGTGTTTTAGATGATATTGTGCGCGAAGCCTTAGAAGATTTAGCTGGTGACAGCGAATAACGTACAAAAACTAAGAAAGTCAGCCGCTTTAGCCTTCAAACCGCCAAAGAAGATGACTTTAAGCGAGTGGGCTGACTCTTATGCCTACTTAAGCGCAGAATCAAGCGCAGAAGGCGGAAGATGGCACACCCTGCCTTATCAGAAAGGAATAATGGATGCAATCACTAATCCGAAGATCGAGCAGATCAGCGTGATGAAAAGTGCCCGTGTCGGGTACAGCAAAATTCCTTAATCACGTCGCGGCTTTTCATATTCACCAGGATCCATGTCCGATCATGATCGTGCAGCCCACGATTGAGGATGCACAGGGCTATTCAAAGGAAGAGATCGCGCCGATGTTGCGCGACACGCCCTTGCCTTAAAGGTGTAGTGAGCGAGGCCAAGTCAAAAGACGGAGCCAACACGATCCTGCAGAAGCAGTTCCCTGGCGGGAGCTTGAGCTTGGTTGGCGCTAACAGTCCGCGTGGATTCAGGCGCGTGAGCAGGCGAGTGGTGCTATTTGATGAGGTTGATGGCTATCCACCCTCAGCTGGCACCGAGGGCGATCAGATCAAGCTTGGGCATTAGGCGTACTGAGTATTACTGGAACAGAAAATCGTGGCGGGGTCAACGCCAACGGTTAAAGATTTCAGCCGTGTCGAGCGAATGTTTCTACAGGGTGATCAAAGGCGCTATTTCGTGCCGTGCCCTGACTGCGGACATATGCAGTATTTGAAATGGGCAAACATGAAGTGGCACGACAACGACCCTGACACAGCTAGTTACTGCTGCGAAGGCTGTGGCGTATGGATCCCAGCAGCGAAGAAGCGTTGGATGGTTGAACGCGGTGAGTGGCGGCCCACCGCGCCTGGCAATGGTAAGCACGTCTCGTTTCATATCTGGGCGGCGTACAGCTACAGCCCAAACGCAAGCTGGTCAACGCTGGTCGAGGAGTTTCTTGATGCGAAGAACGACGCAGAGCAGTTAAAGACATTCGTCAACACTGTCCTCGGAGAAACGTGGGAGGACGAATATGCGTCCAAGGTGGGCGCAGATGCTCTTAGCGAACGTTCAGCTGAAGAAAATTACAAGCAGGGTGTGCTGCCTTCAGGGGCATTGTTGCTCACTGTCGGCTGTGATACGCAGGATGATCGCTTGTCGCTCAGTGTTTGGGGATGGGGCCGTGAGGAGCAGGGCTGGTTGATCGACAGGGTGAAAATTTATGGCGATCCGTCACGGAAAGAGGTATGGAAGCAGTTGGATGAGATTGTGCAAACCCCGTATGAGTCCGAAGACGGACGTGAGTTGAAGCCAATGGCGGTGGCGATTGACTCTGGTGGACACCACACCAGTGAGGTGTATCAGTACGCAAGAGAGCGGCAGAGTCTGGGCGTTATTGCGATCAAGGGTATGTCAACCAAGAACAAGCCGCCAATTGGCAAGGCGAGCAAGGTTGACCTGAACGCAAAGGGCAAGACTCTTAAGAAAGGCGCTCAGGTGTTCCCGGTTGGATCTGACACGATCAAGTCATTGTTGTTCGGAAGGTTGAAGCACAACGATGTCGGCCCAGGGTATTTGCATTTTTATCCAACAGTTGATAAGGGTTATTTCGAGGAATTAACTGCAGAAAAACAAATCCTTCGCTTCAGGAACGGATTCCCTGAACGAATTTGGGTAAAAAAGAGCAGTGCAAGAAACGAAGCGTTAGACGAGCTTGTTTACGCTTACGCGGCATTGAATCGCGTGTATCAGATTAAAGATCGTCGAACGCTATGGGATCAGATGGAAAGAACACCTGAAGAGCGAAAAGAGTCTAAGCGTGCAATTCCGGCTAAACGAACCCAGAAAAGTTTCGTCAATCAGTGGTAAGAGTTAGACTGCTCAGTATCAAGTGACTTATGTAGATGGCGATCCCTCCATCCATAACAAGCGGCGTGGATGCGGTATGGGTTGATGCCGAGACTGTTGACGTGTTTGGTGATGCTGTCACTAGCTCGACTCACTCTCTGGTCTATTACTTTCGCCTTAACACCAACTCGCAGGGCTTAACGGCAACATCGGTTGCTTACAACAGCGGCTGGAAGACTACGTTGACTGCTGCTGCAACTGCTGCTGCAGATCCGAGCCCTAACTGGTTTTTCCAGGCTGTCCTTACGAAAATCGGTGATATCACTGTTCAGGAATACAGCCGAGGCCAGATTGAGATTCGCCCGTCTTTGGCTTATACGGGCATGCCTGAAGCATTCGACGGCAGGACTCAGGCTCAACAGGACTTAGATGCGGTAAAAGCGGCTATCAGGTCTATTGTCTCTGGCGGCGCTGTTTCCGAGTACAAGATCGGGAGCAGAAATTTAAAGCGATATGATCTCTCGGAATTGATTGAACTTGAGTCGAGATTGAAGTCTATTGTGGCGAAGGAGAATAAAGCCAAACTGATTGCCTCTGGGCTTGGCGATCCACATAATCTCTACGTTCGATTTAACGGAAGCTGATGGGACTTCGTACACGATTTCTAAGAACACTCGGATTGCAACGAGTCCCTCGCGATCAGCCTCGTCGTCGTCGTCGCAATTACGCGGGTGCCATTATTTCGCGTCTTACTAGCGACTGGATGAGCACTCAAGCAAGTGCTGACGCTGAAATTCGGACAAGTATCAAGAAATTACGGGATAGATCCCGTGAGATGGTACGGAACAATCCGTACGCAAAGCAAGCGAAACGCACGACCCAGGTCAACGTTGTTGGCAGTGGGATCAAGCTTCAGTCTCAGGTGCAGCAGGTTCGAGGCCGGAAGCCTAGTGAAGCGATTAATCGCCTCATTGAAGAAAAGTGGCATTTATGGACCCGTGCTCAGTATTGCGACGTTGCGGGTCGGCACAGTTTCCACATGATGGAATGGCTGGCAACTGGTGCTTTGCCTGAGTCAGGCGAAGCGTTGTTTCGGATCATTCGCCGTCCGTTTGGGGGGAGCAGAGTGCCATTGGCACTTGAGATGATCGAATCGGACGTGCTTGACGAGGAGTATCAAGGTCCAACGCTTGCAAAGCTCAATGAGTGGAGGATGGGCGTTGAGATCAACGAATGGGGTCGTCCTGTCCGTTATGCGTTCTTAACTCGTCATCCTGGTGATTATTGGTTCCAAAATGCACCCCAGAAAGGAGATAAGCATGTCTTCCTGCCTGCAGCGGATGTAATCCATCTGTTTATTCCAGAGCGTCCGCAACAGCATCGCGGTGTGCCGTGGTTCCATTCAGTGATGGCTGATGCCCATCAGTTGCAGGGCTACGAAGAGGCCGCTGTGATCCGCGCCCGTGCGGGCGCTTCTGTGATGGGATTCGTTACGAGCCCAGAAGGCGAGCTTGAAGGTGATGATGTCGAGGCTGATCGCAGGATTAGTGAATTTGAGCCTGGGATGTGGAAGTATCTGGAGCCTGGTCAGAACGTAAGCGTGCCGAACATCAGTTCACCTGATCAGCAATACGAGATGTTTGTTAAAAACAAGGTTCGGCGTTTTGCCTCAGGTTTTGGCTGCAGCTATGAGACGTTATCGCGTGACTTCAGCGAGACGAACTACAGCAGCAGCAGGCTGAGTTTGCTTGAAGATCGCGAGCACTGGAAGGTTATTCAGTCTTATTTGATTGAAAATTTCCATAATCGTGTGTTTCGCGAATGGCTTGACCTTGCTGTATTAGCTGGTGAGCTTCCGTTCGATGATTACGATTCACGTCCTGAGCGTTACGACACTCCACGATGGATGGCTCGCGGCTGGGATTGGGTTGATCCGTTGAAGGAGGCGAAGGCTTACCGCCAGATGGAACAAGCTGGTTATATGACCAAGGCACAGATCGTCGCGAAGCTTGGCGGAGACTTCTTTGACAACCTCACGGAGTTCTCTCGCGAACAGCAAGCAGCCGAAGAGCTTAGTGTTGAGCTTGATCGTGACATTATTGATGAACTCCCAGAGGAGGTTGAGTGATGCCTGCAATGCCAACTGAAGGTATGCGCGAAGAGGCGCAACGTTACAAGGATTGGAAATCAGAAGGAGAAAAAGGCGGCACTGAAGTTGCCGCTCGTCGCGCTACTCAGATTTTGAGTGGTAATGAATTGAGCGACGATGTGATTATTGCAATGAGCGCATGGTTTGCGCGGCATGAAGTGGATAAAAAGGCTGAGGGGTTTAGCTCCGGCGAGGAAGGTTATCCTTCTCCTGGCCGTGTCGCCTGGGCTGCCTGGGGCGGCGATGCTGGTAAAACATGGTCAGACCGAATTGTTGAATCCATGGATCGCTCAACGGAACAGGAAGAACTTCGTGCCGAGCCTGATGGCCTAAAGGTTGGCGACTTTGTTCGCTGGAGTTCGTCTGGCGGCAGCGCACAAGGCAAGATCACGAAAGTCGTTCGTGACGGTCAGATTGACGTACCTGACAGCGAAGTTGTTGTTAAGGGCGAAGAAGACAATCCAGCAGCATTAATTCAAATTTATCGCGAAGGTAATGATGGATGGGAGGGTACTGATGTTTATGTAGGGCATAGATTCAGTACACTGAAAAAGATCGAAGCATTACGCGCAATGGAACTTACTTCGGAGGTGCCAGATGTCGTCGCAGAAGAGAGTTCTAAAGAAGAATTGTCTCGCGACCTTGAAGGTAAAACCTTCCAGCGTTCTGAAGCTACAAGTTTCAGGATGGTTGATGAAAGGAGCATGGAATTTCCATTCAGCTCTGAGTATCCCGTGGCTCGTTACTTTGGAAACGAAGTCCTGAGCCATGAAATGGCAGCCGCCAACCTTGAGCGGCTTAATGATGGCGCACCGCTTCTTTATAACCATGATCCAGATCGCATGATCGGCGTTGTCGAACGTGCGTGGATTGATGGGGACAAAAAGCGTGGTTATGCCAAAGTGCGTTTTTCGCGCAATAAACTTGCGCAAGAAATGCTCGACGACGTTCGCGATGGAATACTTCGCGGCGTTTCTTTCGGTTATTCCATTGATAAAATGGAAGAGCGCGAAAGTGAGTTCGTAGCCACCAATTGGCGAGGTTACGAAATCAGCTTGGTTAGTTTACCAGCTGATCCCACTGTCGGAATTGGACGTTCTTTAATAGAACCCAATGCTGACACAAACGTTGAAGTTGAGCGTTCTTTAGAGAACGTTGACTTTGACACCGATACTGCGGCTTCGACCGTATCCCCCGTAAACACAGTGACTGAAGTCATGGAAAGCACCACTACTGATGTGGAGGTGATCCGGTCCGAGGCCGTAGAGGCCGAGCGTACCCGGATTGCATCCATCAACAAACTCGGTGAGCGTCACAACCTCTCCGATCTTGCACGCGAATTAATCTCTGGCGGACAGTCCGTCGATGAGGCTCGCGCTGCTGTCCTCGAAAAAATCGGAACTCAACCCGTGGAACACAGTATCACCGCCAACGACATCGGCCTCTCCGATAAGGAGACCCGTAGCTTCAGCTTCGTCAAAGCTCTGAACTATCTCTCTAACCAGGGTGATGCTCAGGCTCGTCGCGATGCAGCATTTGAAATCGAAGTTGGCGAGGCTGCTGCCAAGCAGTACGAGCGTTCTTCAAACGGCATCGTCATTCCTAACGAAGTCCTCCGTCGCGACTTGGTTGTAGGCACACCTACAGCTGGTGGTGACTTGGTTGACGACGTGCTCTTGGCTGGATCCTTCATCGACCTGCTTCGTAACCGCTTGGCAATTGCTCAAGCTGGCGCAACGATGCTGACCGGCCTTCAGGGCAATGTGTCAATTCCTCGCCAGACTTCGGCTGCCACTGCTTACTGGGTTGGTGAGAACGCTTCTCCCACCGAGTCCCAGCAGGCCATCGATCAGGTGAACATGACACCCAAGACCGTGGGTGCTTTTGTTGACTACTCACGTCGTCTTCTGCTTCAAAGCAGCATTGACGTTGAAGGCATGGTTCGCAACGACCTTGCCCGTGTGATCGCATTGGAAATCGACCGCGCTGCCATTTACGGCACCGGCTCTTCCAACCAGCCTCAAGGCTTGACCAACGTGAGCGGTATTGGCTCCGAGACCCTTACGGGCACCGGCACCTTCACTGAGTACATCGCGATGGAGACCGACGTTGCTGCGGCTAACGCTGATGCTGGCGCACTCCGTTACATCGTCAACGCCACCACCCGTGGCGGCTTGAAGGGAACCAAGAAGGACGCTGGCAGCGGCGAATTCCTTTTTGACAACAATGAGATCAACGGTTATCCGGTGATCGTTTCCAACCAGCTTGCCGCCAACGATGCACTGTTCGGTGACTTCTCCATGTTCATCATGGGCATGTGGTCCGGCTTGGATCTGACTGTTGATCCTTATGCTGGCGCTACTGCTGGCACCGTTCGCGTCATTGCTCTTCAGGATGTTGACTTTGCTGTCAAGCAGCCTTCTGCCTTCTGCTTCGCTAGCTGAAGTTTATGAGAGTTGAAATCACACGCAATGTGATGATCAACGGGGAGTCTGTGAAAGCAGGCTCCTTTGTTGAAGTCGAGCAAGGCATTGCAACACTGCTGATTGGCAGTAACAAGGCGAAGGCTGCTTCGGACCTTAAGCCTGTCGTTGAGGCTGCTCCATCTTGTCCCCCTGAGGCACCGGCCTGTCCACCGAAGCCTCCTGCAAAGCGTGGCCGCACCAAACAATCGTCTGGAGAAGACTGATGACAATTCTTTCTGTAGGGCTCGAAAAGCTCTCACATTTTGCGTTAGCTCCAACGGCTTCACGCACTTCTGCTCTTAACGGCACTGCTGTTGACTTGAATGGCTATGAAGGTGACATTTGCGTAATTCTCGATGTCGAGAATGGCGGAACTTCAACTTTGGATGTCAAAATTCAGTCTGCGGACACCTCTGGTGGAACTTATTCTGATGTTTCTGACGCCTCGTTCACTCAAGTGAGCACAAGCGCAAGCAAGCAAACGTTGGTTTTCGATAAAGGAAGCGCCAAGCGTTTCGTCAAAGCTGTTTCAACAGTATCCACTTCAACTCACACTTATAGCGTCAATGCTTTTGGTGCTTTGAAGTACGCCTGATAGCCGTACATGCCCGGTTTGTCCGGGCTTTTCTCATGGCATTTACAGAAGATTTAAGCGTTTTTTTAAGCAGTGCTGATTTTGCTGTTCCTGTTACAGGCTGGGTCCACTACAGGGCTAGGCGTATTGGACATGCCAAGCGAGATTATCGCTGATGGAGTAGTGCTGACGACTGATTACAAGGTGACTTGTGAGTCGTCAAAATTTGGAAGCTTGTTGCACAGCGATGCAGTATCGGTTGATGGAGTGAACTACACTGTCAGAAGCGCTAACCTCATCGACGACGGGAAATTCGTTGAGTTAATGCTGATGAAGAACTCATGACTACCAGGCGCGAACAAATTCTGGCTCAAATTGCCACGACACTGGCCAGTACGGTTGGTGTTAATGGGAGGGTGTATCGGTCGCGGGTGACAGCGTTAGCAAGGGCTGAATCTCCTGCGATCATCGTAGAACCCACAACTGACACTTGTCAGCAGAACACAAGCTTGCCAAAGCTTGACTGGACGATGAGGGTCAGAGTCATCGTTACTATTCGATCCCCTAATGCTTATACGGATGCTGACCCCGTAATTGAATCATTGCATTCACTGCTAATGGCAGATTTAACACTAGGTGGGCTGGCTATTGATATTCAGCCTGTTATCACTAACTTTGATTTTTTTGATGCGGATCAGCCTGCAGGAGTTTTTTCTTGCGATTACGAAGTGCTTTATCGAACACAAGTGGCAGACCTTACTTCTTACTAAGGTTTAAGCAGTTGCAAGGATTACGATGAAAGACGAGTACAGCGGTCAAGGTGGGTCGTATTTAATCGATCCAGAAACCGGAAAACGCACTCTGATCAAGCGAACACTTCCCGCCGACCCCCCACAAGAAAATGGCACCACTTCTTCTACGGAAACGACTAATCCTGGTGGAACTAGAGTCCAGCTACGGAGTCGATCCGACTCCAACCGGAACCGACGCGGTTTTGGTGAGGGATCTGAACATCACTCCTCAGCAGAGTGATGTTGTCAGTCGCGATCTGATTCGTCCCTATCTAGGTGCTTCTGAGCAGCTGTTGGCTAACACTCGCGTTGAATGCACCTTTAGCGTTGAGCTGGCGGGTTCTGGTACTGCTGGAACTGCTCCTCAGTACGGCAAAGCACTACAGGCTTGTGGCCTTAGTGAAACTGTTGCTGCTGGTACTTCGGTGACGTATGCGCCAGTGAGCGCATCTTTCAGTTCAGTCACCATTCACTACAACATTGATGGTGTTCGCCATAAGGTGACTGGTGCTAGAGGGACGTTTACCTTGAACGGAAGCGTGGGTGAAATTCCTACGATTGACTTCACCTTCACTGGCATCTATAACGCTCCTGATGATTCAGCACTGCCTAGCGTTACTTACGCAAACCAGGCAACACCGCTGATCTTCAAGAACGGCAACACAGACACCTTCTCCTTGCTTTCTTACTCTGGCTGCTTGCAGTCGGTGAGCATGGACATCGGCAACACGGTCGTGTATCGCGAGTTGATTGGCTGCGACAAGGAAGTGATCATTACTGATCGCAACGCAAGCGGTTCTGTGAGTATTGAAATGATTTCAATCGCTACGAAGGACTACTTCACCGCCGCATTGACTGACGGCACGCTGGGTAACTTGACGTTCCAGCACGGCACCACGGCTGGAAATATTGTTGATTTTGCTAGCACTAGCATCGACATCGGAGATGTGAGTTATGGCGACCAAGACGGCATTGCGATGCTGAACATCCCATACACCGCGATTCCATCAACAGCGGGTAATGACGAGTTCAGTTTAACGTACACTTGATCTGTCGCAGCTCTGCCCTAGGACGCTAGGGGTTTCATCTGTTCTTGCAATCCCCGAAGGGGCCGCACCCGCCAAGACCCTCGGTGTTTCATGCAGCGAGGGTCTTGTGCTGTATAAACGATCTTTCTGGTCCTGCAGCACGGCCTTTTTTATTGTTGTAAGCTAATTGCAGTTAAATTCACTCAATGGCATTCGTTCGGAAAAAGGTCAAAACTTTTAAGTGGCCTGTAAAAGTCGAGGAGCCTGCCGATGGTGGAGTGTTTGAGACTTCGACTTTTGATGCGGTGTTTAAGCGGGTGCCAACTTCTGAATTTAAAGAGAAGGGCGATTTTGAGCTTTTAGCCCAAGTCGTTTGTGGATGGGAAGGTATTGAAGACGAAGACGGCAAGCCCGTAAAATTTTCTCAGGAGAATTTAAAAGAGTTCTCTGAAGACACCTGCTTTGTCAGGGGAATAACGAACGCATATATTGAGTCAATGGCAGGGGCACAAGAGGGAAACTAAAAGGCGCTGTTAAGCACTGGCTTAATGGCGGGAAGAGAGTTGAAGACAAGACCAATAATGACGCTGCTGCGTTTGGAATAAAAGTACCTGAAAAGGAAAAGCCGAAAAATGACGAGTTTGAGGTTTGGGACGAGAACTGGGATACTGTGATGATGTTTTTGCGTATGCAGACTCAGTGGAACGTCACGATGGGAGGTTACGTTGGTTTGAAATATGAGGTTCTGCTGGGTGCGTCAGGACTGATGTCCCTTTATGATGTAGACAATCCCCGTGAGATGCTGGAGGGCCTTCGAGTGATGGAAGCCGCAGCGCTCTTAGAGCTAAACAAGTCGGATAAGTAATGGCTGTAAATCCAACTGTATTAGAGATCAAGGCCAAAATTAGTGGCCTAAAGGGGCTAAATCAGCTCAAGTCTTCTTTGCGAAAGTTGGGGACTGAATCTGTAAATGCTGAAAACACGCTAAAAGGCTATACGGCTGAAATCGCAAAATTCGCTCAAAAGACCGGAAATTCAATAAATTCACTGGAAGCGCAAAAGAAAGCATTTGAAGCTCTCAGGCGTTCTGTTGACGTAACTGGTGATGAGTTTAAGCAAGCAGGTATAGAGCTTGAGAAGCTAGACAAAAAACTTGCTAAGGCAGAAGGCCGCAAGAAGGGGGGTGGTCGATTGAGAGGTGCAGCGCAAATTGCGGGTACGGTTGCTGGCGCTGGAGTATTCGGTGGAGCTGAAGGGGCTATTGGCTCTTTAGCTGGTGCAGCTTTTGGCGGTCCTGCTGGTGCAATCGTTGGTGGGGCTATCGGCGCTCAGGTTGGAGGGATAAGAAAGGCTTTAGGCGCAACGGCTGAATACGCGGCAAACCTGAAGAAGCTCAGGATTGCTCTCTTAGGTGTGACTACAAGCAATGAGGAGTACGCAAGGTCTTTGCAGGCTATCGAGCAAGGCACAGAAGACTACGCAATTCCTCAAGAAATTCTTACCAGACAATTCACTAAGTTACAGGCTTCTGTTCAGGGTGCTGGCGGAAACCTAGACGACACTAAACTTGCATTTAATGGAATTGTTGCAGCTGTTCGAGCAACTGGCGGATCGCTGCAAGATGTTGATTCTGCGCTTACAGCAACTGCTCAGGTCTTTAGTAAAGGCAAGGTATCAGCTGAAGAGCTGAGGCAACAGATTGGTGAAAGACTGCCAGGCGCTTTCAGTATTTTCGCTGAAAGCATTGGCAAAACTCCTCAAGAATTAGACAAGGCACTTGAAGGTGGAAAGGTTAGCTTACAAGACTTCCAAACATTCTCTGCAGCATTGCTTGAGCGTTATGGAGAAAACGCAAAAATAATTGCATCTGGGCCTGAATCTGCTGGGGATAGGTTGCAAGTTTCACTCAGCAAATTAAGTGAAAGCGTTGGCGCGTTACTTGCTCCAATAGGATCGGCCTTTCAGGAAACTTTTATAACCATTTCAGATGTCATAACAAAAGCCACAAACGCACTTAATAAGTTTTTTGGCGTTACAGATGATGCTAAAATTAATAAAAATACTGTTCTCATACAGGCCGCGAATAAGAGCTTAGTGCGGCTAAGGGCTCAAAGGGCAGATATGCAAAAAGAGATAGAAGAAGGCGGCGACCCGTTGGGTGTAAGGTCTGCAAGGCTCAGAGATATTAATTTAGACATAAAATCAATAACCGACAGAAGGCAAAGTCTTAGGGATGAAATTAACTCTCTAACGTCTGGCAGCGTTGATATTGCGAGGCCAGATGAAGGTACAGGTCTTCCTGGTATAACCGAAACAACCAAGACTCCACTTGGAGGCGGCAAAACCAAAGGACCAGGCCGAGCTGATTTCAGCATGTTAGAGGGCGCTTTTGCTCGCGATGCAGCATTAAGAGTGGCGGGGGAAACTGCAGCACTTAGGATCAAGATGTCAAAAGCAGAGGCTGAGGGGAACAGGGCACAGATCTTTGCTTTAAAGCAAGAGCAAGAAAGGTTAAAAGTAAATCAAATCATCGTAAGCCTTAAAGAACTGACAAGACAAAGAGCAATGCAGATAGCAAATGCTCAAGCAAAAGGAATGGATGTCACAAGAGCTCAAAGTAAGCAATTAGACGATTTAAACAATCTGCAGCTTGCGATGTTGGAAAAAAATACGCTTTTGAAAGAGCAAGAATTGGGAAGGCTGATTTTCAATAGAGAAATAACAGCTGAGCTGGAGAAACAAAGAAAGTCTTTCGAGGATCAGTTCCTAGACAGGCAGAAGGAGCTTGGTTTAATCTCGTCAAGCGATTACAACAAAGTGCTGCTTGGGAGGGAAAAGGAGAGACTTGCGGATCCGAAGCTTGGCTTAAGTCCTGAGCAGCAAGCTAGAGGTCTTGATCAGTACCGTCAAACAATAGATCCCACGTTGATTGAAGGTTTAAGTCAAAACATTCGCAGTTTGAAAAAAGACCTCGAAGATTTAATTAATCCAATCAACCAAATCACTGGCGCAGCAAACGCTATTGGCAGTGCTTTTTCGCAGTCGTTCACAAATGCAATCACTGGCGCAACTAGCGCCAAGCAGGCATTATCTGATTTCTTTAAAAGTGTTGGCAGTTATTTCTTGGATATGGCGGGGCAGATTATTGCAAAGATGGTGACAATGGCGATTTTAAATGCTGTTGTTGGTTTGCTGCCTGGTAGCAGCGGCGGCGGTGGGTTTAATCCCAACGCACCGAGCATTACAGGCAACTCCCTAGGCGACTTTGGTGGCGGTACGCCCTTTGCTGGAGCGTTTAGAGCCAACGGCGGCCCAGTAACCGCAAACACGCCTTACATCGTTGGAGAGCGTGGGAGAGAGCTTTTTATTCCACGCCAAAGCGGAGTCGTCACTAACAATGAACAGTTTGAGGCTGCTCGTAAAGCAATGGGCGGCGCGAAAAACAGCTCTAATAACGCCTTTGCCGAGAACGCTGAGGCCATCGGCACCTCAACCTCTTACACTAAGGAAAAAGTTATGGAGCGTGAACGCATCGCTTCAATAAACAGCAACCCGATTGATGTCAGGACTGAAACTACTGTTATCAATAACGTTGAGTATGTCACCGTCGAGCAGTTTTCACAGGGCATGAAATCGACAGCTCGCGATGCACAAGCAAAAGTTCTGAGTGATCTTCGCAATCGTCCTGCCACTCGCGCACAGGTGGGTATCAGATGACTATTGCAATTGGAACCTACATAAAGCTGCTGGATCACGCTGGCGCTTCAGCCGGATATGGATTCCAGAATTTTCATCATGGCGAAACAAGGACTTATAACGGCGAAAGTTATATCTTTGGGGCCTTCGGGTTTAGCGGTGGGACGGTTGACTTGCAAGCTGGAAATATCAGTGCCAGCCTTGTCTTTGCTGTTAATCAGCTTGACCTATTAGTTTTTCAGCAAGCAGCCCAAAATCGATGGTTGATTCAAATCCGCACGGTATGGCTTGACCCTGATACGTTGGATGAAGGGAGCACTTACGGAGAAGAAGTATATGCAGTTACAGGCTTAGAACATGACTCAAGCCGCTTATCGATTCGACTTGGCAGCCCATTGGATGCGGTAAGCCAGAACGCACCGCGCAGACTGTTGACACAAGCTCTTGTCGGGAGTCTTCCCTCTACAGGCAATATAAACCTCCAGTAATGCTGAATCCAAACCGCCAAATTGCTTTACTGCCGCAGGATCGGCAGATCATGCAGCTCACGGGGATGAGCGAAAAGGATTACCGCTTTTTCATGCGGCAAGCAATTCTGCATTCCAAGTTGCGACCTGGAGAGCCAACAGCATTTGTTGACCCAGTGTCAATTCTGATTCAGCTAGTCATTGGCATTGCCTTAACTTATTTAGCGACATTATTGGCCCCAAAACCAAAAGCACCAGAAGCGCAAAACCTCGATTCCAAGACGGTCCAGGGTCAGAATCTAGTCAATGGCTCACGTTTTACGCCTAAAAGCGGTTTTGACTCTGTTCAAAACGTAGTTGAGCTGGGCTCTGTTGTACCACTTGTATATGCAAATAGGCAGTTTATCGACGGCATCGCTTACGGCGGAGTAAGAGTTAATACGAATTTAATTTGGTCGCAAATTTACAGCATTGGTGGCGGCCAACTATTAAGAGCAGTGTTTTTAATAGGTGAAGCCAGTATCACAAATTTGGATGCAGAGCAGTTTGCCATTGGTAACAACTTGATCAACGGTTATGACTTGAACAGTGACTTTGGGCGAATAACAATTTATTCGAGCCCTGATGGGGGGCGTCTTTCGTCTTCTGATCGCATTGCTGGGCAACTCGCTGCAAACGATACAGGCAACGCTCAAAATGCTGGCGGTGGTGACGTGTTTCAGGTTCGCGGTTTAGGTAATGCTTGGACAACTGATTTCTGTTATGTCTCCACCCCAAGCAACCAAACGGCATTTGGGGTTTATGGATTTATTGGAAACAACTTTTCATTTAGGGTAAACCCGTCATTCCGTACCGCTCGTAAAGCCGAAACTAGATCCGATGGTGAACTTAACTGCGCCGCAGACTGGCAGCAAAGGGCCGAGCGCAATAAACAGAATTACATTTTCCCAGGGCGTGTTGGCGCTATTGGTGGCTCAGACACTCTGACCAGTCTGGCTGTCGGTGATGATGTAACTGTAACAATTTACTCAAGCTCCGACATACAGCGAGTATTTCAGCAAGGTGGCGATGAAGGCGAGGCTAGTTGCGGCGACGTAGGTCAAGCTGTCGCTTCTCGTCAAAGATCCAATGACGAACAGATTAACTACGGAGACCTTTACCGAATCGGCAGCGCATTAGCAATATGCAAGCAAAGGTCAGATGAAGTTTTCGTTTCTGATGCAGATAATGATCCTGTCGGTGGTGGGACGACAACCACTGCAATATTTGAAGTTATTCGTGCTGGTCAGGCGAACTTGTGGACCGCTGGGACGGTGCAGGCAGCTGGTGGTTATAACGCCACACAGAGCAGCCACATTATGCAGGCGGCAGAAGCAATCTTTTCAACTGAACGTCAGGGACGTGTAGTTGAAGTCGGGATCCGCAGCAATCTTCAGGTAAACATTTCAGGGCTTTGTAATTTCAAAGACGCTAGGGGCTACGAGCGCATTGATTTTGATGCTTGCGATAAAGATGATGGCAAAGACATTGAGGATGCAAACCTAACTAATTTTATCAGCGGTCAATACAGCACATTTGAGACACGTTATTCATTCTTTCGTGTCAGTTACCGGATTGCAGGATCCAATGACTCCTATACCGATCTAAGTCAGCTATTTGGGGTACGAAGCACAACAGGAGTCGCAGTGTATAACTACCTGCGTTTCGAGTTTGCTGACGTTCGCCGCTGGGAGATTCGCATTACCCCGATCAGCGGATGGGAAGTACGAAACAATATCGCAACAGGTGATCTTGAGGTATTAGATCCGCACCTTGGCAATCTCAGGACTGTAACGAGTGGCAGCGTCAACGTGTCCTATACAGGCGAACAGGTGGCGCGTAGCCAGGACACATTTGCTATTCAAAGTTTGTCCCCACTAGAGACCGAGATTTCTGGTGTTGATACAGCGGGAATGACTGTCGGCAAGGGCTATCAAGCTGGCACGTATAACGTAACTCTTGATGCCACGAGTGGTTCTGGTCGAAACGCACAAGCCACGATTGTGGTGACAGTGCCGTTAATTGGGGGATCGCCTGATCCCGCAGGCGGCAGCATCACAAGCTTCACTCTCACAGACGGCGGCAGTTTGTTCCAAGTAGGTAACACGCTACAGATTCGTGATCCACTTAGTGTGTCTGGGTTGATAGACCCAGCGGTTGCGATAAGCCCAGTATTCCAAATTAACGTCACAAGCGTCATTAAAAAAGATCTTGGGACGGGGTTTGATGATGGTGACTTTTATGCAGACGCTTACGCACGTTTAGCCGAAAGCTTTATATATAACGAAATCAGTGCAAGTACCAGTCAGCCTGAGCATCAGGTTGTTTATATCAATACGATTACTGCCAATACAAGCACACCAAATTATGAAAACATGGCAATTGTTGGAATGAATATTCGCAGCAGTAAAGAGATTAAAACACTGAATCAATTTAGCGTTTATGTGAACAGTGGCATTAATGCCACGTCAAGTTTCCCCGAAGTGCTGCTTGACCTGTTGACAAATGATAGGTACGGGACCGGGCAGGTTTTAAGTTCTGCTCAAGTTGATCAGGCTAGTTTTGCCGCTGCGTCCACGTTTACTTACAGCCGCCGATATTTCTTTGATGGCGCGGTCAGTGACAAGATCAATATCAGGTCATGGGGAGCGCAGACAGCTGCGAACTATTTACTTGACCTTGTGATCCGCAATGGTAAGTTTGCGTTGGAGCCTGTAGCAAGCTTCGACGCTCCTGAGCCTATTACGCAGTTGTTTACGAGTGGCAATATTCTCGAAGATTCATTTTCACTTTCATTTTCTGATGATCAAGATCGGATCCCTCCAAGGATTTCTGTGATCTGGCGTGAAGAGCGCGAAACAAGCGGAACTGTCAGTAAGGGGCTTTTCCCGGTATCGCGGGAAGTAACAGTCAGGGAAACTAATACACCTGAAGACGCTCCGCTGGAGAAGATTGATTTAAGTGATTACTGTACTAGCCAGCGTCATGCCATAGATCGCGCCAAGTGGGAATGCTTGACGCGGCGACTTGTGACGCACAGCGTGACATTTAAGACCACACCTACAGAAGCTGCCTTGGATATTGGCTCTGTATTCAAGTTGGGCATAGAAACCATCAGCTACAACCAGCCACAAAACGGAGCAATTGCAGATGATGGCACAGTAACGGCATGGCCTGAAATCGCAGATGGCACTTACGACGTGTTGCTTTGGGACGGGAAGGACAATGTAATTAAGGAGGCATCGCTGACAGTTGCTGGCGGAAAATGCAGCCAGAGTTCTGCCGTGTTCTGTTTAAAAAATTCAATCAGCAATATTCAAAGCTATAAAACCCAGTCATTGTCATTTGACGAAGACGGTAACATAGATGTAGTAGCGACCTACTACCCCACTGCTGACAGTGGCTACTCGCAAATGGTGGTCGAATTTGACGACAGCAACTTTGTAATCGAGGGGACGCAGCCATGATCAATTTTCCAGCAGTAAGTCCGACACGGCGCAGTTTTACCCCAGGCGAATATCCCACCAAGCGTTTTGACAGTATTAGCGGCGCGGGGACAACACGGCTGTATGGCAGCAAGGCATCAAATGCAAGTCTAAATCTAGAGTTTTTGCTCGACGATACAGAGACTGCAGCAGTCCTTCAAAGCTGGCACGAAAGTTTGGGCGGAGCAAAAATCTTGACGTTACCGGCGACAGTATTTGAAGGCATGAACGGACCAGAAAATCAAATACCGAGTTATTTGAATTGGAGATGGGCAGAAATGCCAAACGTCGAGTCTTTAGTGCCTGGTCGATCTAGAATACGAGTGACGTTGGTAGCAACACTGGACGGCTGATGGGAGTCTTAACAGGAAGCGATGGCCAATTAAGATTTAACGGCAGTGCTGTGGGTAAGTGCCGAGAGTGGAGCCTCAATGTTTCAAAAGATGCTTTAGAGGACACATCTATCGGTAGCTACGACAGGACGTATGTTGAAGGCATGAGGGGCACAACCGGATCAGCAACTGTTTTGTATGACCCAAGCAACCGAACTGCGGCATCGTTGCTCAATTCTGTTTTCAGCAATGAGCAAGCAAATTCTCAAGTAGATTTCGTGCTTCGCCGTCAGGACGGAACAAGCCTTAATTGCGATGCCTTCGTAACTAACATCAGCCCAAGTGTTGCGGTTGGTGCGGTCCAAGCCGTATCTGTTAGCTTTCAAGTGAATGGGAAGCCTGTCGGGAATTTCTAATGGCTGTACTCGGTGTTGGCGGGAAGCTGCTTTTAAAACGAGCAGCACCAGAGCCATTCCTTATTGCGGACTCGACTCTAGATGCCGGGAATAATCTTTACACTGCGTCCGAGCCAGGTTACTGGAATGGGGATCGTGTAACTGTCAATTGCTTACCGACATCAACTGGTTCGTTTCCTCCAAGAGTTGGCGGGTATGCAAGTTATTTCGGGGGCAATTGGTTTCTAGGGCCAAACAGATCGCAAATAAGCCGCAATGCAGACAGCTTTTATAAAACTGCCTCGGAATCTTATCCAGACGGTGATCTAGGAGATGCTTCACAGTTCTATTCACGCGAAGGCGACGTGTCTGGCGGCGACGCTATCCCGGTTTGTTTTCCTGAAGACTATTACATACATATTGACACTCTGGGCCACTTAAGCTTTTACCATGATCGATGTGCAGCCCTTGCAGGACGTATAACTAATCGAATCAACCTATTCTCTATTGCTGGAACTACTGCCGTTGCACCTTACGGAACTGTTGACTACTCAAACGCAGTGTGGGATTGCCTAAGTTCGCTGGGTGAGTATAGATTCAGCGATGCACAAGACACCGTGACGTTAATCAGTATCTGTGCAGACGCTCCCGCTTACCAGATACCCGAAGGGAATATAAACAACGAAACTTTTTCGTACAACAACGCCAATATTGTAACCAGAGATGCAGGAAGACAAGCAGCGCCATTTTGGCAACAGCTTTGCGATATTGCTCAATGGTCGCTTGAACTTAACGCCCCAAGTGTAGAGACCACATCAGTATCAGAAAAATTCGGCAATGCGGTTAAGTCATTGGTCACAGGTGGCGGATCTGCTGAGTTTCTTATCGACCGAAAGTGTTACGCCGATGACAAGGACAACGGACTTGCGCTGCTGCAACTTCTTATGATGACGGAAAAAGGATGCGAAGCCACTGCACAGTTTTGGATGGTTGACCGAGAAGCCAGCTCTGCCGGTTATAATGGATCCATTCAAGGCGGCCTGTATTACGAGGCAAATATTTTGGTCACTGCAAGCGCCGTGAATTTACGTCCGGCTGAAATCGTTGCGGGGACGGTGCAGTTCGTGACGACAGAAGACATTAAACTATTGGTATCATCATGATTTTAAGAACGTGACTGAAATAAATCGCGCTGGCCAGACTGGCTCTCTAGGGCATATTGACACGACCCAGGCTCAGTTTCGTGGGCAGGTGGATCTAGTCGCAGATGAACTGAGGCAGTTAGCTGGTAACGCGGATTTGCCGTCAGACCCACTGTCTGCTCCATATGTTCTTTATGTAAATGGGTATACCGGACAAGATACCTTTGTTGGTGGAGCGTACCAAGCAACCGAAGTTGAAATCGAGCGGCGTATAAGCCTGCAAAAACTTGAATGCGGATATTCCGAGGCGCGGCCATTTAAAACCATTAACCGCGCGGCGATTGAAGCAGCCATTATCACCAGCCGCGACTGGTTCACTACACAACGCCAGAAAGACCGTGCCCTGGTTTCAATTGTTGTTGCGCCGGGTGAGTATATTGTCCTGAACGACGATGGTAAGACATTTAGCCCTGCCGACTTCCCGGCAAGGAGCAGTTCCTATGAACCAACTGATGCAGATCTGATTAGCTTTAACGATCCATCGGGCGGGGTGATACTGCCCAGAGGGTGCAGCGTCGTCAGCCTGGATCTACGTAAAACACTGTTACGCCCCAATGCTGTACCAGCATCTGCTAACGAAGCAGCAGATTACAGCAACCGAAGATCAATTTTTAAAGTCAGTGGAACAGGTTACTACTATGGTTTTACGTTCAAGGACCAGTTAAACGCTACCCACAGTCACCATTTGCTGCATTGTTTTGAATTTTGCAGCCAAGCCGAACTTGATTTGTTTTATCAAAAAATTCTGGCAAGTTTTGCGGCTGCTGACCTATCTGCAAGCAATACGGTTTCAAGCGAAACGGAATATCAAATTGTTGGACCGTTACCCAGCACCCCTACGTCAGCCACAGACACCGTAGGTTCTGCGAGCCCATATATCTACAACACAAGTGTCCGCTCGGTGTGGGGCATGGGCGGTGTTTTTGCGAACGGGAACAAGCCAGAAGGCTTCCGCAGCATGGTGATTGCTCAGTTCACATCTGTGTCCCTCCAGCAGGACATGGGCTGCTGGCAGCTGTATTCCAGTGGGGCATGGGGAACAGTTGCTGACTACACGACGTATATCAACGCATCACCTGACAACGTCAGGATGAACCCCGACCGCAAATCGTTTCATATTCGTGCAATTAATAACGCTGTTATTCAAGAGGTAAGTGTATTCGCTATCGGACAAGGGGTTCACCATTGGACTCAATCAGGCGGTGAATTGACTATTACTAACAGCAATAGTAATTTCGGTGGCTGTGCGGCTTTATCCGAAGACTATAGAACATATGCGTTTAATAATGACCAGGACTGGACGACGGGACGTTTACGTGTTGCAAGCAACCTCGCAGAAAAAAGAGGAAACGTAGTTAAAATCTATGTTGGTGATATTGCTGACGGTCAAACCGATGCTGCAATCCAAAGCCAAAATTGGTTCAACTTGGGTGAGTCTTTAGAAGAAAGTGTTGTAACACCTGGCGAACCCCGTATTTTACAAGAACGGGATTATACGTTCCGCCAAGGGTCTTGGTTATGGATTGAAAATCCTATAGGCGCTGATTACAGGGTACAACTGCCTGCTAACACTTGGGACGTAACTGATCCTGATAAATTAAATTTCTTGGGAACAGTAGAAAACGAAGACGGCATTCAGCCTGGTCAGGCTATTTTGGCACCTTCGGGAGTACAAACTGGTCAATATTACCCATCACTTGCAGGCCGTCGAGTTTACATTCGTCGTTTGCGGGATAACCGTTCCAGCGAGGCAAAACGCTTCAGTGTAGTTCTGAACAACACAAACAACCAGTGCCGGTTGCCTGTCCGTGATTATGTAGCACAAACGCCAACATCAGGTATTCCAAATACCGAAATTCTTACAGTCCTGCAAGTCGGCGGTGAGCCAGCCAGCGGAGCTGGTGTAAAAAGAACAGCAAGTGTCGTGCTACGGCGTCAAAACCCTGCGGCACCGTGGACTCCTGGCCGGTATTACCGTCCTGGTGACAATGCTACGGCAGACGGAAAACATTATATGTGCGTCAAGGAAACAACTGATACCTCATTCCTAGAGACCGAATGGCAAGAATCATTTGTCCACATGGAAGAAACTTATAACAACGAAGATTTCCTGCCTAATGCACAGCCAGAAATTACTTTTGACAATGACACTGATGGCAGTGGAACATCCGTAACTTGTGGCTACGACCTAGCGACTGTATGGAGCACTGACTCGCTTGTCATTAACCAATACCGCACAGCCACTGATTATTTAGGGATACATTCGTTTCTTGTGAGCATAGGTTTTAGTGCTAGCGATGCACACACAATTCTACTGCCAAGAGCATTTGACGACCGCGACCGGAACCCTGGAACGCAGCTAGATGGTATTGCCCCGCCAAGCGGAGCTGCTACTACTTGGACAAATTGGCCGCTGGAGTTCCGTCGCCCCAGCATTATCAGATTGTTTGGCCATGCCTGGGAATGGGCCGGATACCTGAACTACACGAAGGCAATGCCTCAGTACCAGCAAGAGCTGGGCAACATCAACCGCTTCACCTATTACTTCACGCATCAAAACGGCGGACGAGTTTACGCATCTGGTTTCAACCAAGAGGGATTCCTCGTTAATAACCGTGGCTTAGAAGATCTAGCAACTGGATCAGTTTTAAGTGTTGATCAGCTAGGAAGTGATGAGTACACGATTGATTTTCCTACCTATTACGAAAACCTTTCTGTTGACAATTTAGCTGTTAATTCCCAGTTAAATCTAACCAGTGCTGAAGTCGTTGGCAGGCCCACATGGCAAGAGAGCGGTTCTAAGCCCTATCTAGCCACTGTAGATAAAATCAGCATGGGGCCATTTGGTGGACCGTTACCTGAATTGCCGCTTTCCACCCAAACGCAAGAGGGCGTGATTCGTCTCGCTACAGCATCAGAAGCTCAAGCTTTTGTGCGTAATGACCTAGCAATCAGCCCCGCCACGTTGATTGAAGCGCTGGGGGATGCAGTTAAATCTGTAGTCAACTGCCGGATCAGTCTTAGCTCCACCAGCGCAATCCTGGATAGCAATCAAAGCGGTAGCACGGTTTACCTGCACCCATACAGCGGAAATGAACTTGCGTTGTACGACAACATCACCGGGCGGTGGCGCGTCCGACGCTTTAGCAGCGTACTTTCGTTTAGCTTGGCGACGGCAAATGTAGCCAATACAAATTACGACGTTTATCTCTACGACACAAATCCAACTGATTCCCTCAACGGAACATTTGCGTTGGAGTATACGGCGTGGTCCGGTGACCGAACACCGCCTGCAAGAGGCAATCAAGATGGAATCCTGGTTAAAAATGGCGAGGCAACCAAACGACTGATCGGCGTGATACGCACTACATCAGCAGGAAACAGCATTGTTAGTTTAGGGGGAGTAATTACAGGCGCAAATTCAGCTAATTACCCAAGGGTGTATATCGCAAACCTGTATAACCTCTATGACGTAAGTAGCCGTTACTTCTTTGGCAACTCTTGGGGTGTTGTGAGTTCAGCCTGGAGTACAGTGCCAGCCAGTGTTTATCCAACAACCCCTCGCTGCTCATTTGTGCAAGCTAGCGAAACACTGGTAACGGCTTTCCTGGACATCTATTCAAATTATCAGGGAAGCAATTGGCCAACTGATTATTCATTTTGCTATGTAGCACCAGGCATTGACTCAGTTTCATCACCACCAGATGATGCTTTTTACGGTGAAACGATAGGCATGAATGATACCGCTGGTTCGCAATGGGCAAGGACTTTGGGTTCAGGTGTGCACGATATTTACTATTTATACAAAATGCGGCTTAATGGTGGTGTAGCTTCTAACGAGATCAACCAGCACGCTGCCCACGGCCTGATAATTACGACTAAAGCCTGATTACAATAGAGACTTAGTAAGGGGCATCGCTATGAAAGTTGTTTCAGCAGAATCTGATCAAACGGGCCTTATCCGCGTACAGTTTGATGATGGCACTGGATGGGCAACCTATCCAGATTCACTAAATGAAGCTCACAATTACCTGCACGACTTGCTGGAAGAGTTTGTTGCTGCTGGCGGAACAGTTACCGAAGCTTGACTACAATAAGGACACGGCGAATGTCCGTGTCCCCTCGACTGGATAGTCATGGCAGTACAGCTAATTCTTAAGAACAGCAACGTAGAGGACAAGCGCCCTACTGCTGCACAACTTGCTGATGGCGAGCTAGCACTTAACTACAACGAAGAAGGTGCGTTTCTTTCTTGTAAGGATTCAGCGGGCAACATTCAGCGGGTTGGTGGCGTCAAGATTGCTGAGACTGCTCCATCTACACCAGCAAAGCAAACACTATGGTTTAGGCCGAGCACACAGGTATTAAGCATTTATGACGGCAACAATTGGTCAGAGATGAGCGGAACGCCGTGGGCGGAAGTTGTCGCCGAAGTTCAACGAGTTTTTGCGCTGGTTGAAGGCACCGCGTCTGTTTTACTGACAGCACCGGCAACGCTTACCGCAGGCAGCACTGGCCCACTGACTGTCAGCGTTGCTGATTCGTCCTATCTGACAGACGGTACCAGCATCACAGGCGTGCTCGGTACGGTCTACGGAACACTTAGCCGTAGCGGCACCACATATTCATTTGTTTCAAATCAAAGCTATACAAGTGATGTTACTTTTGCGACTGGAACACGATTTGCAGCTGCATTTTTAAACGACACATTTAACCCGCTACGGATTGGCAGCGCCGAGGTTGAAGATGACGACAGTTACACGGATGGTTCAGGATACAGCCATGCCGTTGTTGATTCTGCAGGTCAAATTGGATATGGTCTTAAGGATGATGGATCGTTTGATGTGCCAAGTGGCAACATTAACTTGGACGCCGCAAAAGTTCAAGAAGATGTTAGTCTTGCAGATGGATCTGACTATGCGCGGGTTGAAGTTGACACTTTCGGTCGTATTGCTTGGGGAATCAAAAATGATGGAACCGTTGCGATCATAAAAGCTTTATTTGAAAACGATAGCACTTTTCAAGGCGATAGCACTTTTAAAAGTGATGTCACTATTGAGGGTGATTTATTGGTCCAAGGCGAAACCGTTACTATTGAAGTAACTAACCTTACTATTGAAGACAATACAATTCTCCTGAACAAGGGAGAATCAGGCAATGGAGTTTCATTAGGCAGCGCAGGCATTGAAGTTGATCGAGGTGCGGCAGATAACGTCAAATTTGAATGGAATGAAGCAGGTCAGGTATGGATTGCAGAAGAATCAATTAGGACCAATTCATCTGCGTTTGTTGGCAGCTCATCTTCAGAAGAAGATTTATCTTACACGGATGGATCGGGGTATTATAAAGTAGTTTTAGATTCTGCGGGGCGTGTTGGATATGGCCTTAAATCTGATGGATCGTTTGATGTTAACGGAGCAGTTGCCACGAAAACAGAACTAGGCTATGAAGCTTATGCAGAAGTTGAGTTAGACGATAACAATCGAATTTCCCGCGCTATTCTTACATCAGGTAAACATTATTTTCCCAAGGCTGATTTTGATGAATTGACGATTAGGGGGGAGCGGTTAGCTGTAACTTCTAACAGCATAGCGGGTGGGTCGCTAGGGTTGTTTGAGTCACGTTCTGACGGTACAAACCATCAAATTTATCGTTACTACAATGGCATCGAAAGTCAGCTGACAACACAAGGCGACAACTTCGGCATCTCGCTTACTGATGAAACTCAAAAGCGAATATTATTTTTTACCACCCGAAATGGGGCATCAGAACGGTATGTTATGGACGCAGACGGCAGTCGTTCAGCTCCGGCGCTTGGCACCAGTGATCTGACGCTTTGGGGTGACTCGATGTCGGGAACATTTGGAGTGAGTACCACTGAGCAGTCATTTATAGATGCAGGCGAAACGGGGTATAGCCGCGCATTCCGCAACCAAGGCAGCGGGGGTCTCAGCTCAATTGTTATCGCCATGCAGATGGGAGCTGCAGGCTGGACTGTTGAAGTGCCAGGAGGGCAAATTAACGCATCTGGGAATACAACAGTCAATAATATGCGAGCTGCAATCTATACAGATTTTGCAACTGAAAAAGGGTTAAATCTTGATCCGTTTGAGTACAGTAACTTTATTGCCAAGATGCCACGCCAGCGGGTGGGGGGTGTGATTGGCAAAATTAAACGCCAAACAGCGTCATCAGTAACGACCACGGGAACAGGTAGCGCAGACGCACCCACTATTGCAGTGGCAGACGCAACAGGAATAGCAATCGGAATGTTGGTCAAGCAAACAGATGGCAATGAAGACAAAATAATATTAGGCACTACGGTTACTGGTATTTCGGGCACAGCATTAACCTTAAGCGCCAGCAATGTGTCTGCGCTGTCATCTGTTTCGCTTGATTTTTACGTCAATAGTGGTTATTACTTTGAAAGAGAAACTGCAGGTGATGCAGTGACTGTGAACGGTCCCCAAAAAGTCGTGCCAATTACTAATAACGGCTTTGGGACGGATCAAAGTTATCCGCAAACTAATATGGAAGATCTACTTAACTCCATTCAAATCCTTTGGCCCTTTGGCCCACACGGTTCAGGCGGAGACGACCCAGCGACGATGGAAATGATCGTTCTTGACGCCATAATTAATCAAGGCTTAACGGCATTAAGCAAAAAGTATGTGATGCTAAATGCAGTAGCCAGCAGCACAAAAGCTATCAGCAATATAAATGATTATGGAACCGTTGTTAAAACTACTGATGTGGTAGAGCAAGCTTATATTAATAACTACAGTGACCGCTATTTAAGCATTATCGATGCTTCTTTGAACGGCAATTCTTCATTGTCAGTTAGCAGCTTTAAGGCTTGGTTTAACAGCAACTATCCTGCTATTTATTCGAGTTCAACATCTCCGTACGCGTGGGATGGGCTTGGCGCTAATGCCAGCTTTCGTCAAACAACGACTTCAGGCGTCACTGCCGTCACGCTAGTTAATAATGGCACCAGCGGCACCCAGAACACTGCCAGCGTTGACACGACCACTGATGGCAGTGGCGTTGCTCTGCGCCTAGGCGTTGTTGCATCAGGAGGCGTTGCAACCGCTATCTGGATCAGGGAGCCCGGCCATAATTATGCGGCCTCTGACACCGTGACGATCCCAGCCGGAGCAATCGGCAACAGCGCGGCGATCACAGCCACTGTTGGCTCCATTGGTAGCGCCACTCCTGGCAACGATGTGTTTAACCAGGACGGAAGCATTGACGTAGCCAATGCCTATAATGAGTGGGACGTTGGCAATGGTTACATGCCAAGGGCAATGTTCGCCGATAATGTTCATCTTTCGACCTATGGGAAGGAATTTGTCCGGTTTTTGGTCGCCAATTTCATCCTCACTCAAGGCTGGTAATCCTCAATGACCCTTATCACTCGTCTGAGCACCGCGTTTACTGATACCACGCTACCGCTCCTGAAGCGTGATCCAGTGCTACCTGATGTTGGCGGTAGGTATCTGATCGATGCTGCGAACAGCTACAGCGTTTCTGGTCTCACCAATAATGCTGCAACTGCCAGCGCATACAACGCTGCACTCTATTCACTGACAGACAATGGCATCGCCACGACTGGGGTTCTGATTGGGAATCATGTGCTGCGCGAGAAGGGGCCTGGAGCAAGCGGGGTGCCGACTGATATGGAGGATGCGGCTGGTCATCTATCGCGCAGGCATCGGTTATGCAGGTGGAGCTGCGCCTTATTTCTGGTTTCCTGACCAGCCTGATCACCCCGCTGGGACATTTAACGGGCTAAATGCAATTACAGACGGCTCCAAGCGGCTACGCTACATCGAGTCAGAGCGAGATGGTCGTTATCCTATTGATGACCCCTCCCACGGTTACACCGTGAGCGTATGGATAAAATTAGGAACCAGCAGCAAAAAAGAGCTATTTAATCGAAATTTGACCAACACCGTCCCAGGCGGTTCGGGTTATCCAGGTTTTGGGCTCGCGGCTAGTTCTGCTGGGATTAGCGTCAAGCGGGACCAAACAGGAGCGTTTGCCGATTTCCGCACCAGCGGTTCGAGTAACAGCTATGTCACCAACTCGCAAACAGTCCTCGCGAGTCCATCAACTGCCACGATTTATCGCATTGGTTACGCCTGGTACTGGGATGCCTCAGCGTCCCTATGGCGTGAAAAGTGGTTAATTGATGATGGAACAGTTGGCACAAAAACTGTTGCCGCATGGGATCAGCAGGCCCACGGTATTGATCTAGGCCAAGGGGTCTCGAATAATGGCAGTGCTCAAGGCGTGAGAACCCCTTACGCCGTCATGGGTTTTGGCGGCGATGCTTTCAGCTCATCTGAAAGTGGATGGTGGGGAAGCGATCACAAGCTGTACCGTCTTTACATCGAAGACAACACCCGCTCAGGCCGTACTCCCGAACAGGTTTGGGCCGCCGACTGGGCGCGTGGAAACGGTCGTTTCAGCTAAATGGATCCGCGCACACTTGAAAACTGGAGAGCGATTGAAAAAGCTCTCCGAGAGGCTGGCAAAACCGACTGCATGTTTTACCGCCGTGCAGTCGCGATTGTTGCTGGCAGGCCGGACCCCCTAAAATGACAAAGCCAGGAGCGCTTTAAACTGTGATTGACATTGTTGCTCCGCTGGCTGCAGCGTCACTGGCGATTTTCGGGGATCGGGCTCTAAGCCGTCAAAACCGGCGGCAGGACAACGCTCAACGGTCTCGTGATGAGCTGAGAGAAACGATGATTGCGCTGGCCAAACTTACTGGCGCTGTCGAACAGATTGGCACTGCTCTTCAAGAGCTACATCTGGACATGAAGGCTGACCGTGCCGCGATCTACAAATTACTGAACGAGCAAGGCAACCGAATTACGGCTCTAGAAGCGGGGAAGGATTAGAATTTATCTGAACTGATGGAGCGACCGATGAGCATTGAAGAAATTCTGGCATCGCCGATCACTTGGATCGTAATCGCTGCTGCTTCAGAAGTTATTGCGCTATCCCCGATGCGCGACAACAGCGTGATCCAGGCTTATTTTTCATGCGCTGCGAGCTTTGAAGGGAAAAAAGGGCTGATCCCTTCTGACGGGCGGTGGTTGCTGAGATTCTCGACAAGATCGCCGCTTGAAGGATTGAAGCGCGAGATTCAACGTCGCAAGTTTGAGGCAACATTACAGCCTCGAATCGATGCTGAGGTTAAGCGATGGCATGAATCACAGCCGCCAGTCATGCCACCCGCCAAAATCGACGACCTGCATATCAAATCGCCCTGGAATGATGAACAGTAAACCGATCACATTTGATCAACTTTTCAGATATTACAGAGGCTTGCCCCATCAAATGGCGGCAATTCAGCTTTTGGAAGCTGATATTAAAGAGAACGGGTACGACGTTGCAATGCGGCGAGACAGGCCGTGGTTCGCGGTTTGGAGCCAGTCCGGCAAACAACGCAACTATCAAGCTGGAATTGAGCTTATAAAGCACTTTGAATCGTTTCACCATGACGCATACATATGTCCTGCCGGGGTGTGGTCACTGGGCTGGGGGAATACGACGAAGGCTGACGGTTCACCGGTAGTTCCTGGCGACCGGATCAGCCAAGAAGACGGGGATGCGCTGCTACAAAAAACGATTGATGGCATCATCGTAAACCTGGCTAGATCCATCCCTTACTGGTCAGCCATGAAGGAGCATCAGCAATCGGCGCTGATCAGTTTTGCATTTAATCTGGGAAGCTACTTTTACGGCCAAGACGGCTTCGAGACGATCAGCCGTTGCTTGCGTGAGCGGACTTACAAAAGCGTGCCGGCGGCATTGCTGCTCTACTGTAATCCGGGCAGCACGTTTGAAGCTGGCCTAACCCGCAGGCGCAAAGCAGAAGGCCAGCTATGGGCTGGTGAACAAGCTGCAGCACCAGAACCCGCCAAGATCCGGCCTGAGTCACCATTTAGCACCCGGCTGACACCACACATCACGCTAGGTGAGTTTGCGCTTGGCCAAGAGGCAAGGCGTTTCGAGCATCAATACCAAGTGGACATGGCCGCTGAGCTGGCGGCATTCCTTAGAGCGTGTTCGCGTCAAATTTGGAAGCAAGCCAATCATCATCACGTCTGGGTACAGGCCGCCAGAGATAAACAGATCGGTTGGTGGTGCTAGCGGGTCAGAGCACCTCTACCCAGTGCCGGGAGAGGGCGCTGTTGATTTCTATGTGCAAGGCGCTGACATTTATGCAGTACAAGAATGGTGTGACCAAAATTGGCCGCACAGCCTTGGCTATGGCTCTAGCAAGGGATTCGTCCATCTAGGCATTCGAGAGGGCGGTCCTAAGGTACGCTGGAACTACTAATTTGATTTGTTTTTGACTGTTCTTTGTGATTTCGAGATTGTATCGCTTTGCCACGGCGGAGCAATGGAAGACTGGTCAGAAGACCTGATCAACCCGGCCTCGCTTGACGTGAGGCTTGGCAGTGGGCTGATGATTGAAGTCGCTGGGCAAAAAGACCTGCTTCATGTTGACATTTCCAACAGAACAGAAAAAAACCCTTATCGGTTGACCCCAGGAGAGTTTGTCTTGGCCGAGACGCATGAAACCTTTAAACAAATACCTGATCACATTTGCGCTCAGTTTGCGCTGAAATCAAGTAGGGCTAGGGAGGGATACGAAAATCTGCTTGCTGGGTGGATCGACCCAGGTTTCTGTAACAGTAAACTTACCCTCGAATTGGTAAACGTAAGGCGTCATTACGATCTTCCGCTATACCCTGGGCTGAAGATCGGGCAGATTGTGTTTATGAGAATGAGCGAGGTTCCTGTAAATAGTTATTCAAAAACGGGTCGCTACAACGGTGACGCAGCGGTTCAGGGCAGTAAAGGTTAAAGCAAACCCCTTGGCTAGCATTAAGAAGCCTGATGGCAGCAGTGAGTGGCAGCTGAGTTCAGGCAATGCAGAAGGAGCAGTCTGTGCAGAGAATATCTGCCTATAGACCAGATGACTCACGGGAAAAACGGATGGGTGTGTGATCCCAGAAAGTGTCCCATGAGATCAGCCGAGAATGGCGTCTCTTATCAAGTAGAAAAACGCTACCTAACGACTGCAACAATCATGTTCCTGACCTCAGCAAAGGAAGACCAGGATCCCGAAGAGTTCAGTGAAATCTTCGCATCAAGATTAGAGGAACTTACGGAAGAAATAGTAAGTTTCGATATGCAAGTCGTTCCACTAAGTGGTGGATTCGTTGGCCATGAAATCATAGGGTCAGAGCTTGTACCCAAAAAAGTAAGCAAGCATAGGTTTAGGCGTCAAATACTTGACGAGTGGGACAATCGCTGCGCCTACTGTGGCCAGCCCGGTGACACGCTGGATCACATTCTCGCTAGATCTAAGGGAGGCAGCATGAGCGTTGTAAACAACCTTGTTTGTTGCTGCAAATTCTGCAATGGATCAAAATCTGACCGACCAATGAAGAAATGGTTTCGTGAGCAACCATTCTGGACCCAAGAGCAGGAAGACCTTATCAGCTACTGGATGGAACATGGAACACTGGACGGGCTTTAGGGCTCCATCATGTGATACAGGTAAGTTTTTGCACGCCAAAAATCATCTGAATACCTGCAGGTAGCTCCGCCTGGACTGCAAGACCTGTAATAAACGCCTTGCTTGCTATCGTGCAAAATTTCAATGTAAAACCCATTGCCAAAATTTATTGCCCAGCTGGGTACGTCAGTCGTCGAACCAGAACGCCGAGCATTGGCCGGCAAATCTTCCGCCACTTGATTTACCCTCGGCAAAACCAAGACTGCACTCTGATTTTACAAGCTTCCAGTGCAAGCACTGCCAGCAACGCGGTTTTGGATCAGCAACTGCTCGCAAATCAGCAAAAAGTTGCTCACCCTGCAGTATCGCGCTTTCAGCTGTTACAGCATTAAGAGCTATCTCGAAAATATCGGCGTTTGTTTTTATAGTGGCTATCCACTCGCCGCTGTTGTCAGAAACGTTTAACTTTCCAGAATGCGAGCGATGACTGGTCATTCGGGGCGATTGAGAAAAAAAGCTTTTAGTTCTTGAGCTGCTGCCTGTGCGTCTGACTCAGTTTGCTCCGGGTTGCCCCAATAAACAACTTTTCCATCAAAATACCAGGGATTGAAGTAGGGTTCTACCCCGTGTGCGATTAATTTTACGCCTGTTTCGGAAGTGTTCATTAAAATAAAACCGTAAAAACATTAAAATGAGATTGGTTTGAGATGACAGCGGACGCAAGCAACACCAATGAGCCAGTCGTCCAAATTTTAGCGTCAGAGTACATAGTGAAACTTTTACTTGAATCTGTCACTCTCAAGCTAGAAAAATGGCCTGGGGGTGATCCTGCAGAGCAAGAAGAGTTGATACGCCTCAAGAGTGTGCTTTTTGCGGCATCAATGGATTTGTTGTTAGATCGCAGTTGACAGCCTGATATAATTTTTCTTCAAACCAATCTCAGGGTTGGCTTGTCCTGAGGTGCATGGGGATCGCCTGAACCAAGCCACGCAGGCGCGAGAGCCGGTGGCGTCCCCCCTTTACTTCAATCGTGATTTAAGATCACGTCTTGCTCCAAGGTCTGCAGCTCTTCAGCAGCGCAAATTCGCATCTGTTCATGCTCTGACGGGGTGGTAAAGCCATCCCAGCGAACAGCAAGATACTTGCGCTGATGACCGTCTTTTCTGGCCTTGATCCTAAGCTCTGTTACTGTGCCAAGCCGCGACGAGTAACGGCGTTGATTCTCCTGCTTAACAGCAAGCCCTAAGTGGATACGAGGCTTTTCAGCAACTCGATCACCAACGGCAAACTTAAACGGAGTGCGGCGCGATTCTTTTGTCACGGTGCTAAACGGGCCTTGCCCCAGCGATTTTTCATGTACCAGGCGTGAACTGATGGAAACCACTGCTCAAAATGTGGAACCATAAGCTGGCACATCTGATGAATTTCTATCTGTGCATCGGCTTTGCCCCGCAAGTCAAGGAAGTGCATAAGGGAGCGCAGGTTGAACGTTACGACAAAATGTTGGCGGTAGTCAAACGGCAGCACTCCTCTGGCGTGCTCCTCAGAGATACCGGCATCCAAAGCTTGCTTGTACCGGAGCGCAGAATCTTCACAGTGCTGCAGATCCTTAGCTCGTAGTCTCTCGTCGTATGTGTATCGCTTACCCTGGCGATTAGTGTAATCACCTACGGGACGCAGATAAAAAGCCTCTTCAACATCAACAATGCCCTCAGCCACGGCAGCAATGCGCTGGCCGGTGTAACGCATCGACTGGACATCCCAGCTGGTGCCTACCCGGTGCGTTCGTGCCTGTTGGATCACCGAGTGGGGAAAATAGCCAACAGCGAACGTGATGCTTGCGTGTTCGAGTGGGCCATAATGGCCGCGACCTCCCAGCAGTAGGTGCTTGACAATTCGATCACCCGCATCTGGCTCGCTTAGGGGCTCGTCATGAAGACCCAGCCCTCACAGTAATCCTGGTGCATGGCCTGCCAGCAGAGCGTGGCGGGATCCTTGGTTTGGCTTAGAACGCCAACCTGAAAACGTGGGTCAATTTTCATTGCTGATATCCTTTACGAACATTCTCAGTTCATCATCATCTAATGAATCAACGGCTGACAAGAATCCAGCTGTGATTGCTGTAACCAGGCGTTGAGGGCTGATGACAGCCAGTAAGGCAAACTGCAAGCGAGTAAAAAGGCTGAATTTGACCCTAGTCATTAGTTTTCCTCTTGGGTGTTAACTGGAGCTTCTTTGATTAGCTGTAGCAGAGTGTTGCGTTGACGGAGACGGGCTGCGGCGTCGGCGGCGTCGGCGGCGTCGGCGTCGGCGGCGTCGGCGGCGAAGGCAGCGGCGGCGTCGGCGGCGAAGGCGGCGGCGGCGTCGGCACCGAAGGCGGCGGCGAAGGCGGCGAAGGTGGCGGCGTCGGCGGCGCGGGCGGCGCGGGCGGCGGACCGGGCAGCGGCGGCGGCGCGGGCGGCGGACCGGGCAGCGGCAACTGCTTCAGACCACTCTTTGCCATCTGCCAGTAAATCCATCCCTTCAATGACTGAGTCAATACAGGCTTGAATATCATCAGGGACGGGCGGCAACGCTCGCAGTTCTGCAGCTAGGAATTGCCAGCTAACTCGCGTTAAATCTTTACCGTCAGAGCCAACAGCTTCAGGCAGCGCAGCGAAGAAATCCGCCGCTTCATTAGAACAAAGCCCTTCAAAAATGGATTCAGCGATGAGGGTGACTATCAACGGGATACCATATTCGGTCTCAATAAATCCAGGGTTGTTTGTACCGTTGGCGAGGCAACCTATGAAACAGGTTTTGTAGCTACCTTGAGCAACGCGATCAGCTGCTACGTGAGCTGCTACTTCGGCTTTGAGTTTTTGAAAGTTTTTAGTAAGCATTAGCCTGCTCCGATGATTGAAAAGATTGGTGAAGTGTGTAGGAGAGTTTGACAATACTTAACCAGAGAAATGATGACAGACATGATGCGATGAATAGGGAAAGTCCCCCATCCGATTCTTATGCGGGTGTAATTGATTCTTTGTTTTTGGTCAGTCAGTGGGTGGTTAGTCACTGATCGTGCATCTCCAAAACGTGTTGAATGCCGCGAATGTAGCCATCCCAATACCGGGAATCACCTTGACGGTGTTGAAGGCTTTTTTCATAGTTGTTGTAACCTTCAATAAGCAAGCCTTTGACTGATTCAATGCTGACTTCAAGTAGCTTTTCATTCATTGGATTCTGAGCGAGCGATTGTTGAAGCTTCGGATTGGATTTTCTTGAGTGCAGTAGGACCAAGCTCTTCTAAAAGTATGCGTATAAAGTGATCCTGGTATCGCTGGTCGTAGCTTTTAGGTAGAGGTTTCTTTATGGTCTCAATTTTAGTCGCAAACTGCATCGAAATCCGTAACTTTTTCTTGGCCCGGTACTCCCATGCACTGTCAGGGGCGTGGCCGTGCTTTTTTTCAAAAGCTGAAACCTCTTCAAGTTGAGTTGCGATTTCATTGATACATTCAATAAGCTCCTGATAAAAAATTTGTAATTCGGTGGTCTCCAAATTTGGGAGTTCAGTTGTTAGAACTGGCCTTCCGAGAGAACTGCTGTTGTAAATTGCCATTTTAAAAATAAGGGCAGAGTAACTCTGCCCTGAGTAGGGTTCAGAAGATGTCGTCTATGACGTTGCCGTCAGTGGCTTTGGCCACAGATTGGGCAGCTTCGCTGACAGCGCCTTCAGCGTTTTTCTCGTACTTATAGTGAGGCTTGAAGGACAGGCTGATGTAAGTCTTGCCGCTCGCTGATTGCTTCTTCCAACCGCTAATAGCGAGTGGAATTTCATTGCGCTCACCAATAGGCTTGCCCTGCATGATGTACTCCGCCAAAGCGTAAGCCTGGCCAGCAGGAATATTGATCACTCCCTCGGCGGTTGGGTACGACTTAGAGGGATCGAATTTGGAGCCCATCCGAGCTTTTACTTCCTCAACAGGCTGAGGAAATAATGCTCCGTTTACGGAAAAAGAATCGGTCATGATTTTGCTTTGCAGATGATGTAGCAACCGTTTTTGGTTGGCTCGGACTGAACTGAATACTTGTACTGATTGGATTCCTTGGTCATGCGACCAGTGATCTGAGCGATGGTGCTAGCCCTATAGCCTTCATTGCTCTCATCGCTGTAATAAGAAACAAAAAGGCTGGTTTCAGGAGTCAAAGAAGCAATTTTTTCTCGCAATGGGCCTGTTTTGATGTGTCGGCTTGTGCGTGCTGGAATTTCAGCAGCACTGACAACCTTAATAGAAGACATGGAAGGTGTTGGCTTGCGATAAATATTTTAGCTCAAGCTTGCGATTTTAGCAATAAGCTGACTGTGCTCCTCCTCCGAAAGATCATTTGAAGCTCTTAGCTCCGAAATGCGCTGACGGATCGAATCAAGCTGTGATGGGTCAGCCTCTTTGATCTTGTACATTGCAGGCTTGAATACACCTGTAGGGTGCAACTTCTGTACGATTTTGCGTCTTTTGGGCGGCGTCCACTCCCAGCTGATCTCTTTGTCGATTTCAGGGGAGCCATAGACTCGGATGCAGGGCTCGTCCTTGCGGAGCGGATAAGGCATGACCTGATTGGTCGTGTAAAAAGTGACACGCCGTCCAGGCCATAGCGCAACATCGTTGCCCAAAAGCTTGATCAATGGAATGACATTGATTTTGGCCAATGTCAGTTCAGGATTAATCTCTTGAAATGACATGATCGTCTGGAGTTTTGGCTCCTGATCATCAAAAGCAACTTCAGCCTTGCGAACGCCCTTAACGGTCAGCGTCATGCGACCCGAAGCGGGGAACATGAAAGCCTTGAGCCAAGGCTCGTCCATCAAATCACCTACAAAATCCATCAGATCCCTTCCAGCAAGTCAGAAACGTCAGTGTCATTGGCTGGATCGTCAACCTGGAACCAGCGTGGAGCTTCCATCGTATTGATGCCCCATGACGGCCATTCATTGGTGCCACGGCAAGCTTTGATACCGGCGATAGCATCGTTACGACGCTGACGGCCAACCTCTAACAGCTCGTCGCTGATGACGTTCACCGAACAGTTGAACGGATAAGCCCACTCGTAAGCCAGCAAAACAATCTGCTTGGGGTAAGCACCGTGGCGGTCAAGGAACCCTTCTGCGTAATGAGCGACTTGAATCTCATAGGCCAATGCAAATGACTGCCTAGCAAAATCGCGTGGGTTAGCACTCCGAGCTTTTTTCAGATCCACCAGCAGGCCGTCCTCTGGCTGCTCCAAGTCAGGCAGATAGCGGCACTCAACATCATTCTCTGCATCGTGCCAGAAATGAGGCACTTGCCCTGAACCCTGCAAGAACTCAGAAGCGATTGGATCGTTCTTGAGCTTGCTAACGATCAACTGAGCAGTGTGGTGCCAGTCTTCACTGATCAAGTCCGCGCACTTGGATCGGGCGAGTTCTTGGGCCTCTGCCCAGATTTCCTTACCAGCTTTTGTGCGACGGTCTGCTCTTGGAGCAACCACATATTTACGGCTGAATTTTTCAGGCTCTGTGATCAAACAGTCCACCAATGAGCCCTGACGCATCGGGTCAGATGGGACCATCGGCATGCGGTCTGGATCTTGGTGAGCAGCCCAGTAATCAAGCTGCTGTGCCGCAAGCGTATTTCTTGAGCTTGCTGGCTGACAAGGCGGGATGATCGTGATAATTCATTAGTTTCTAGTTTGGTAGTTCAAGTTCCATTTCAATCCAGTGATGACGCATCTCGCCGTCACCAACTAGAAGGCGTGCTTCTTCAACCAACTCTTCGTCGGTTGCGCCTGGGTAGCCAATCACGCACCAGCTACCGTCTTGGGCGGATGCGGCCAAGGCTCGCACCTTGACCGCCACCGGTACAGCATTGCTTGTCATGCAAAAACGCAACGATGTTTGCAAGACGAATGGTATCACTGTTTCGACTACTCGGCAATGGAGACGGAGAAACCCAGCGCCAGCGGCTTCATGCTCTGTCATCTTTTTGGCCCACATCTTCGGAACGAGGTTGTTCCAGGTGAATCCCAGCGTCTTTGCAGCGCTGGCGCTG